GCCAGTGGCGGTAGCGAAGGCGGAGATATAGGATGGCGGGACGCCAAGACCAGAGCCCGTCGCTCCAGGTCGTCTCGACGGAGACCTTGAGGGGAGGGGTCATTTCAGCGCTTGGAGACGGGCCGCTGCGATGCCGGCATAGACGGGGTCGAGTTCGATTCCGACAGCCCGACATAGGAGGCTATGAGCCGCTGGATAAACTGTTCCAGTACCACAGAAGGGATCAAGCACCGCATCTCCTGGCCGTATTGTTCTTTTAAGGAGATTAACGTATAGCTCGACGGGCTTCTGTGCGCCGTGGCTGAGATTCGAGTCTCCGCGTGTTTCAATAACGTCAGAATAAATACGCGTGACTTTCCTCCACCCCTTAATTGCATAGAGCACCATTTCCCATTTCCGCTGCGGCCCGTTCTCCGGAAGGGGAACGCGGGAGCCGTCGAGCTTGTAGTTGATGAGGGGAGTCCTGTGGACATACCACCCGAAGGACTCCATCAGATTCGAGAGGAAGTGAAACTTGTCGATGTCGCAGCAGACATAGGCGTGGGCTTGCGCCTTGGCAACCCTGAAGGATTGGCGGGCGAACTCCAGCATCAACGTCTCCCACGCCTCCCCGCCCACGTCATCGTACTCATGCGTCTGCGAGACAAGCCGCCCGCCCGCATCACCAAAATCCTGAGCGTTGACCCCATAGGGCGGGTCGGTGAGAATGACATCGAAGCTCGCGGGCGCCATCCCTGCCATGAGGGCGATGCAGTCACCCTGAAGGAGGGTATGGTCCTTTGCCGAAAAGGATGCCCCCACGACCCGCGCCATTTCAGCATGGCGCGCAGCATCGTCCGCCCGTTTGAGAACGCCAAAGGCCTCGTCCACAGACTTTGCCTTCGCAACGTCGGGATTGCTGAGGTGGCCCGCGAGGATGATACGGCGACGGACGCCCTCGGCTTGGGCCTCGCCGCCCTCGAAGCCGCTCCTCTTAGGAGGGAGATATTCCTCCGCGATCTTGGCATTCGTAGGCGCTGCCACTCCTGCCTCATCAGCCAACGCAGCCTCGACCCGAGCGATCTCCGCAAGGGCGGACGATTCTTCCTGCCAAGTAAGGTTCTCACGACGCAAGTTCTCCTCTAGTTCGGCTCGACGAGCGGGAAGGGGAGCGAGCTCGGCATCGAGGGTGGCGGGGATGAAGCCGGGCGCGAGGGGTATGCTTTCATAGGAGACTTCCTCACCAAACTCGTTCATGTCCCTGACAGCCCGAAGGCGTCGCTCGCCTGACACAAGAACCCACATCGTCGGGCTGAAGTTCTCTCCGTTATGTGGACGCCTAACGACTATGGGATTCTGCAGCCCTATCATCCCAATGCTTGACTGTAGTGCCATCAGCCTTTCTGGAGGAAATTCGCGTCGCTGCCGGTTGGGCAGCACTACGATCTGGTCTATCTTGATAATCTGCACGAATATTCCTTTAAAAAGGCCCCCACAGCCCGAAGGGGAGGATAACGAGCTGTGGGAGCGAAGCCGCCTGCGGATGGGAAGAGGAAAGACCCTCCGTACTCAGACGGGTGCAGCGACCTGGGTAACGTCGGCCTGGAGCTCGCCCGTCTTCTTGTTCGGGCTGTGGCCGACGCGGTATTTCACCCTCACCCCGGCGAGGGAGGTCTTGCTCCAGGGCTTGATCTGCTTGCCGGTCTTGTCTTGGTGGCCCGTCGCGGTCAAGAGGTAGCCAAGCTGGCGATTCTTCCCTGGCGCGAGGTCGAGACTCTTGCCGTCGGGTGCCATATCGAGGAAGCCAGTCCAGCGGCAGCGGGCGGGCGCCGTCCCGCCCTCGCCTACGGCGGAGGGGTTGTCGGTGTACAGCGCGACCTCCATCACGGTGTAGGTCACGGGCTGCCCGGTGTCCTTGTCGGACGAGTCGAAGGATCGGATCACGATGTCCTTATCCCCGCTGCCGATGTAGCCATCCCAGTCGCCCGCTTTGTGGAGGGGGAAACGGGTGTCGAACGAGGCTTGCTGCGGGCTGTTGAGAAACTCTTGCGGGTCGAAATTCATACGGTGAGGCTCCTGTGGTTAAGGTTAGGTTAGGACCGGGATGCGTTCTCGGTGGACGTGTTACTCGTTTAGGTAGAGCCAGAGCTGGACCAAGGGCGGATTCGGGCTAGGCTTGCCCAAGCGCTCCCACTCTTCCGTCGCGGCTCGCTTCGCTGCCTCGAAGAACGTGGTGACGTTCATCTCGTTTAGATTTGTTGTGATGAGGAAGGCCACTCCCGCGACCTCGTTGGTAGGGCCGACGTATTCTCGTTGGACGCTGATGCCAAGCCTCATTCGATGATCCCTCCCCTCGACTTCCAGCGCTCAACGATCGGGCCGAAGCTTGGAGGCATCCCGTCCTCGATGGGCAAGTTCCTCGTCTTCAACACGACCCCGCTCGCGGCTGTGCTCCAGGTGAACTTCTTCCCCTCCCTATTCGCCAGGATGACATCGGAGAAGATTTGGGGGAGCTTCGGGCTCAGGGCCTTGCCCAAGCTCTGGAGCATGATCTTTGTCCCGCCGCCGACTTCATCGAGGATGCGGTCGAGATGGGCAATGACCACGACCCAGCACCGCGTCACGGTGACGAGCTGCCGAAGGAGGTTCTCGATATTGTTCTGCGTGACCATGTACTCCGGCTGCGACATCACAGGCTTCCCACCCACGGTGAGCTCAATCCCCGCCCGGACGAGCTCGGAGAGGTGGTCTATGACAATGGCCCGCCCTGTGCCCCATGTGTCCACCGCGCCGAGCTCCTCGCCCGTCCTGTCATCCTTGAACTTCGAGAGCGCGGACAGGACTTCGATGAAGCGGGTGTACTTCCCCCTGTTCGGGTCGGGGAGTTGGCTCAGCGAGGCGTAGGTCAGCGTGTTGATCCGCTGGGCGTCCTCTGTGAGCTTGGCCCAGTCGCCCGCGGGCCTCGGGATATAGCGCCAGCCGAGCTTGGCCGCGGGCACATCTCCGAGCACCTCGTATCCAGGTTCGAGGGCGATGACATACGGCTTGATGCCAGCATCGCACAGCGTTCGGATAGCGTGGGTCTTACCGTTACCACCCTCACCCATCAAGAGGATCTTGGGTCCGACTAGCGGGCTCTTCGCGGGCGCTAGGACGGCGCTCACGCGAGGGTGTCCAGAACGGCTTGGACCTTGGCGAGCTCGGCCTGCATGTTCTTCAGGTACTCCTCGATTGCTGCCTTGGCAGAGTCGAGTTGGTCGGCGATGGTTTCAGGCTGCTTGTTGGAGCGTGTCGCGCTCATTGTGGTTCTCCATATCAAAGTAGGCCAGATGCAGAGCGTATTCCCGCTCTACCAGAGCGGCTGGCATCCGCTCGAGTTCGTCGTGCCACCACAGGACAAGGCTGCCGGGGACTTCGCCCCGTGAGGGAGGATGGCGGGCGCAGGCCCCATAGAACTTGATTACGGCCCGGTTCGGGAAGTACTTCGCTGCCCACACCGCCTCGCAGGCTTCACAGAAATAGGCGAAGCCATCACCGGATTCCGCAGTCTTGACCCGCGAATAGCGCGTCCCCTCGATCCACCATTCGAGGTCAAAGCTCGAGTTCGAGAGGTCGATGTGGTTCATGCCTTCGAGGGCTGCTGGTTGAGCAGATCGCGTTGTCTGTTTTCCCAAGACTTCCTTGCACAACACGCCTCGAAGAAGTCTGGACCCCAATACAGCTCCTCTCTATTTCCGTACGCTCTCCAAGCTCGAACATTGCCGGACTTGGAATAAAGGGCACAGACTCCCGTAAGTCCGGACCTATTGTTACTTAGGGGTCTGCTGTTACCTCGCTGCTGTTTTGGTGTCGCCCATCTGCAGTTTTCTTTGTAGTAACCCTTGTCGTTGTCGATTCTGTCTAGTGACAGACCGCTTGGTCTTTCGCCCATGTCTGCAGAAAATATCTTGAAGTCCTTCCACTCCTCACATATTGTTATACCCCGTCCTCCGTAGTCTTTGTAGTCCCAACGATTCTTTTGGGTACAACGCTTCCACATACCCCTCCAAGAGATGTAGGTTCTTGTTTCAGGCTTTCTCATTTGCTTGTGGAGGGTGTAGGGTCCAAAATTTCGTAGGCGCGTCCCACCACAATCGCCCCGAACGCCAGCCCAATGAGCCTCTTCAGCTTGACAATCTCGTCCGCCGTGAGGTCGGGCTCTTCGCTCGACATGACCTTGAGGGCGAGTTGATATCGTTTGAACCTCTCCTCGCCGTCGGGGCTGTCCCCGCTGAGGTTGAGGGCTTGGAGGGCCTCGGTACAGGCTTTGCGGAGGGTGAAGTCTCGCTCCGGGCGGAGGACCTTGCCATCGGTGTCGCGGATGGCAGCATCGCGGAGGGGGATACTCTCGATGTCGTGGAGGACGGCGGTGATGGGGACTTTCATTGGCGATTCTCCCAAGATTTGCGAGCGCAGCACGCTTCGAAGAAGTCCGGGCCTATGTAAAGCGTCTCCCGCTTCCCATAAGCGTACCACTTCTTGAAAACTCCTTTTCTGGAGTACCGCGCTACCACTCCAGTTAGGCCGGATATGTTGTTCTTTGCGAGCTGATACGGCCGCTTATTTTTGTTCTGCTCAGACCATGTAGCCCATCGACAGTTCTCTGGGGCGTAGTCCCCGTTATTGTTGATCCTGTCGAGAGAGTGCTGAGGCGTTGGGCGCTCTCCCATGTCGTCCAAGAAATTCTGGAAGCTCTCCCATCTTTCACAGACTTTTATTCCACGCCCGCCGTACCCAGCGAAGGCATGATGTGTTGGGGTCTTGCAGCGCTGGCGCATGTCGGCCCATACTGCGTAGATTGCGCTGGCCTTGTAGCCCACAGTATAGCCATGTGTGCGCTTCATAGGGGCGTCTCCGTCCGAGTTAAGGGATTCCAGACTCTCCGTTCAAAGCCCATCGCTAACCAAGTTGGTTGATCCTCAGGCTTTGCCATGCAAATTTGTCGGAATTGACACCCTCCGTACGCGGTACAGGCATCATCCAGATTATAGTTCCAAACGCCCGCTTTCCACTGCTGAATCAGGTGTTCTAAATCTCGTACTGTCTGAGCCAACCACCTGTCTATCATCCAGCTTGGTCTGTATGTGGTGTGTTGTAGTGTGTCATAACGTGTTTTCAAAATCGAGACGCCCCGCACAAGGACGCCCGTTACCTTGATCCCCTGGCGGGCCGCGCCCCAGCAGTACGCGGTGAACTGGGAGCGGAGGTCCCACTGGGTACTCCAGTACGAGCCGAGGCTGGTCGAGGTCTTGTCATCATGGACCCAGACGCCGTCGGCGAACGCCATAATCGCGTCCGCCCGCCAGGAGTAGATCAAGGGCTCGCCCGAGGTCGGGTGCATGATCGGGAGGGCTTCCGCGCCGCTGAACTCGATGGCCCGCCGCCCGTTCGCCATGACGATAGGCTCTGTGCCATCGGCACCGAGCGGGTAGCGGTCGAAGTGGAACTCTAGCGCGCCGAGCATACGGTCGAGGGTCTTGGCGGAGCCCTCGGGCGCAGTGTAGTCTCCGTATTCCTCCATCAACGCGGCCGAGCCGTGGGCGATGCTGTCGGGGGCGCTGAACCCGCCTTCATAGAAAGAGCGGCGGGCGCGTTCGAGGCCACTAGCGTATGCTCGGCCCGCGTGGAGATGGACGCTGATCCCAGTCGGTTTATAGTGTTCAAAGGAACTGAGATTGGCTTTTTGCCCACAGGCCCGGGCCGCCGCTAACAACGTCGAGTCCACTACCTTTGGGAACTCTGTCATGATAGCGCTAGCCACAGAACGAAGAACACTGCGAGGGAGACCACAAGGAAGGGATCACTCATCTCAGTCTCGGACGGTCCAGACGAAGCAGGCGAGGAGGACGAGGACCGCGACGATAATGAAGATTGTCTTCATTCATGTGGGCTCGTATCAGGTTCGGTATTGCTTACGACAACCTCCTGCCACCAGCCTTCGCTCCCGTCAGGGAATTCAACCCACTGTTGGAGGGCAAGGACTCTCACCTCGCCATTGCCGTCGTTATAAGTCCTCCAGACGTGTCGAAGATGAGCGGTGGGATTCACAGGCCGCCCTCCAGATCCGCCAGCAGCGCATCCCCGTCCACGACGACGGCCTTGGCCTTGCGGGCCTTGGAGTTCGCAGAGGTCTGGGCGGCGGTTATGCGGCCCTCGCGCATCA